GTAATAGGTATTTTTGATTAATTATTGTGTTATTCATTCTTACTTTTTATTGAGAAAATAGTTTAATTCCGTTTTCAATTTATTTATCGCACGATTAGATATATTATAGCTCCTGTTGTCGTCGCGCCCCTCCGTGAGCATCGCCATCGTCCATTGGAACGAACCCAGATTATTTAGTCCTCCCCCCGAAATTTTGCTTACAATGGGTTGATATTTGTTTATAATAATTTTCATTTTATTTATTTCCTCATCTGTCCCAATAATATTTGAAGTGTTTCGTTTTACTGAACTCATATTTTTAGTGAACATCATTATCGATTTGGGTTCGTATTTTTTTATCAGTTTATTTATCGAATCTAGAACAAATAAATGGATTTTTTGTCTTTGTTTTGTTATTTTAAATGCTTTAATAATATCTTTTACTGTTTTAATTCTACCATTAATACCGTCGTGTAAAGACCTGTCCCGTGGGGGGGTGGCCAGCTTCTGTAAAGAAGGGTATTTCCTTAGTAATTTTAAAACTTCCGAGTAATCGTACATATTACGCAACGCCCTTTCCATTTGATTTAATGATTTCGTTGTCCATTCATGCCACAATACATTTCGTAAATTAGAATTTTGCCACCTCCGGATACCGTCAATATATTTTTGTTTGGTATTTTTGGATGGACCAAACATTGCTCTTATATATTTTATGGATATAAAAAATATATTCCTACATTAGTGAGATAGGATGGGGCTTTCGATAATTATGGGAAATATGTTTTCGGGTAAAACCTCGGAACTTATTAGAAGATTGAAGCGTTTAAAAATTATAGGTAAGAAAATTTTGGTTGTCAACTCTGCTAAGGATACACGTTCCCCCGATGAAGTTTTGAAGACTCACGACAATGTAAAGTTTAATTGTTTCAAGGTCTATGAGCTTTTCGAACTCATAAACAAGGAGGAGTTTAATAACGCGGACATCATAGCCATTGATGAGGCTCAATTCTTCCCCCGTCTCAAGAAGTTTGTGGAGTGCTGCATGTGTGTAAATAAGGATGTAATCATAGCGGGTTTGGATGGAGATTCATTTCAAAATAAGTTTGGTGAACTCCTGGATTGTATCCCAATAGCATGTGAGGTCACAAAGTTGTCTGCCCTCTGTATGCGTTGCAAAGATGGAACACCAGGGCCCTTCACGAAGAGGATTGTAAAGAATCAGGAGCTTGAACTCATTGGGGGGAGTGATATGTATATCGCTACTTGTAGAAAGCATCTGTAAAAAAAATATACTTCTATAATAAATGCCCCATTGTTACAAGTCAGGATATGCAACCCCCGAACCCGCGGAAGAAGTCAAGACTGTTGAGCATCGCTTCAAGATGCCAGCTCTCCCAGCACTCACTATCGTTCAGTTCATCCTCCTCGCGTTTATTGTGTACCATGCGTGGACAACTCGTAAGATGAAGAACCCCGTTTTAGGTACTGCTATTGTCGCCTATGCCCTCTTACATCTTTACGATCATCTCTACCGTGTGAAGCGTGGACCAGAGCACCTTTTCTTTCTTCCCAAGAAGGAAGCGTACAAGTGCTGTGGTAATTAAATATGTATAAAATATAAGTATGCGTGTCAAAGTTATTCGTAGCCCTGATCGCAAGAAAAAATTCAGGGCAATATTAGAAGACGACAGGACTGTTGACTTTGGTGCGAGTGGATATTCAGACTACACCAAACACAAGAATCCTTCACGAATGCGTTCCTATGTTCTTCGTCACGGGGGTCAGATACCCAGACGTATAATTGCAGAAAGGGATCCCAAAAAAATACAAAACCTCATGCTTGGTGTAACTACCAGTGATAAAGAAAATTGGAAGTTAAGTGGTTTAGGTAGTGCAGGGTTTTGGTCTCGATGGTACTTATGGAGTTATCCCACATTTGAGGGTGTTCATGGGTTTATGAAAAAAAAGTATAACATAACTATAGTATGAAATTGGTATTACTTTTTCTATTATTTTTTAGTATTTTGGTTATATTTTCATATATGCTTTACAGAATTTGGTTAGATGATCAGGAGCGAAAGAGAATCAAGGAATGGGAAGATAAGGTAAATGGGGATACAGTTTATATTTTCCAGGATTGTCTGTACAGAGGTCCAATGATTTCTGAAAAGATAACAGACCCAATGAGTTCTATGTATGATTCTGAAGATGGTTTTCGGTCTATGATTATTCCAGAGGGTGCAGAAATTGATGGATATGTAGACGAAGATAAAACTATTAAATTCACATACAAAGGTCCTCAGGTTTTAAGGTGTATAACAGATACTCATGATCTTATTAACTACATTCACATTACACATTCGTAATTTGATCCATTTGTTCAAAAAAGAGAATCATAATTTCTAAAGTTTTAAAGTTTTCCTTACCCAAATAACCTTCTATGACATCTTCCACACCTGAAAAAAATCCGGTAAGTTTTAGTTCATTTTCTTCTTCGGGTGTAAAACTTAGTAGTTCATCTGTGTAGCGTGACAATGTCGTTCGAACTTTGGCGACATTTTCACCCTTCCAATTTTCAATAATAGTTTTGATTTCGTTTAAATTAAAGCGTTTTTCAAATGCGTCTATTATACATCTTCTTGAAATTATGAGTAAATCTTTACCCGTATCTCCTCCAATGTACTCTCTAAAAATATCGTTTATATATTTCATTCCCCGCATGGTAAAAACTATATCATCTGATTTTAATTTTGTTTCGTAACATGCTTTAGAAAATGAATTCATGATTGATATAATATTTGTGGTGGTTATATCGTCATTTTCCCAGTCTCTTGGAAGTTGTTGGAGTTCTTTTAGTTTAAATTTCCTTACTATGTATGGTTGGGTTTTTGGTATTAATCCCAATTTAAATAAACAAAATGTGACGAATGGCACAATCATATTACAAAATATTTTTAAATCTTTAAATCTAAGAAATCTTTAAAAAATGTTATACGCCCTCCTTCAATCATCTTTACAATTTCGTACTCTTGTTCGTTCATGTCTTCATATGATAGGTATGCATTGTGATAGACACGTTTGAGATATATGTCTACATTGTCGAGGTAAAGTAAAAAATTGATAAGGTCAGTATCAGATATGGTATCCAATTCTATATCAAACTTTGAATCCGAAAACCAATGTCTCGGGGTACCAATTGCATTTGTATCGTATATAATAAATTTATTCCGGATGAAACATTCAATATCACCAAAAGGTTGTATACCAATTTCATCAGAAAGATAACTTGAAGCCATGAGGGTGTGAATACCCACACTTATTTTACGAAGAAAGTTTTTTTTGATACTGGTAATAGACATTTTTTAATCATAAAATATTTATGATGTAACCACACTTAGGTGTATAAAGAATACACAATCTTATTAAGAATGACTGAATTCAAAGACGATTTACATGAAACAAATAGACTTATTCGTGAGGTTGTATTACCACAACTTGTAAGAATTGAGACCGAGCTTATATCTTTACGTAAACATGTATGGCCATATGTACAGGCAAGAAAGGAAGGTGGACAATGTCTGAGTGATATTGAGTCAAAGCGAGATTTTTTAAAAAATCTTGACGAAGATGTTATGATCGAACTATTAAAATTAAAGGCAAAAATTTCAGGATCTGATTCAACTCTCCGTCTAAGAGAATATGATCTTACTAGAAATTTTTGTTAGTATACTATAAATGCGCGCAGGACTCGTACTATCATTATTGGTTATATTTTTAATGTCATCTGGTTTAGCGGCTCTGATGGTATCTGAACAGAGGAAAAAAGAACCAACAGTTCCAGAACCAGAACCAGAACCGGAACTGGAACCAGAACCAGAACCAGAACCGGAACTGAAACAGGACCCAGATGCGGAAACAACTTCTCCATCAGTGACGGAAACTTACACTTACATATAAAAATGTAGGTATACAATAAATGCTTCCCATACTTATGGTACCGGGTGTTTCCAACCTCCTCCCATCTATTCCAGGCACGGAATACTTGCCAACTACTTCAGAAATGTATAATGTCAATACACCCCTTCGTCTTTCGACAATTGGTTCGTTTGTCTGTTGTATGTTTATGTTTGTTAACGTGATTCAAAAGTTGGGTCCTCTCCCCAAGGGTCCACCACCAATGATGGCGATGCTCATAGGTGCATGCGTATGTTCCGTATTTTCAACTGGGCGTATAGGTTTTGATATCAAGAGGCGTCTTACTTCAGAAAAA